CACGGGGTTGTCTGCTAAAGTTAGCTCGGCATTGCCACTACACCTATTATTTCCCGGTGTAGACCTTAGGGTCTTACTGAATATCGCCTTTAGGAGTTTTCTGATCATCCAGAGCCTCTTGAAAGCACTCTAGTATAATCTCGCTTAAGTACCTATTTACGGCCTTACGGTCGCTATAGTAACTTCGGCTTGATACAACTGGTAAGTATTCAACCGGAGATACAGTATCTGGCTCTAAATCATCCAGTACTGTGAACATCATAAATTGTAGTTCACGTGATGTCTGAGTTAAAGCTAGCACAATAGGGTGGGAGCCTGAAAGGTCTCCTATACTCCTATCTGCCAAGGTCTTCTCATCACAAGACACGCCTATGGTTTTAAAATTTCTAACTAGGTTAGGAAATTCATTTTCCATATCTAGAGGTTTTATCTCCATAGCTTTCTGTATTATATTCATGGCTCGTTTTGAAATTATACGTTGTATAATATCATCACGATTGACTGTCAAGTCAGAGTTACCGCATGTTAATGTGGGCTCTGAAGATAGTCTTAACCATAATATATACTGAAGGCGTCGAAGATCCTCTGATTTCAGGATCTGAGACAAACCGTGATGGCCTGTATCAGGGGAGATGAAGTCTCTCTTACCCAATAACTCAACTAGATCGAGTATACTATGTATATCGTTCTTTGAGAGTATATTGTGTTTGATTGAACTCATTTCCTTCCCACTGAGAGATAGCCTTTTGGCAAACTCAATTTGGGAATTCACTGAATCACCAATGACTGACTTATCGAGATTGATCGTAAGACCAATCTTCTTAAGTAGCCATTGGTAGCGTCGTGCCACTTGTTTATTAAATATCACGATGTCATCACCCAATAAACGGTACTGTTTGAAGAACCGCAGAGGTTTCCCTCTATGGTAATTCTCCCAGTTAGCCGCAAATTGGACGATATCATGGTGCCACAGAGCAAAACTAGGGAAAGAAGATAGTAAACCTAATGGTTGTCCTACCTTCCACCTAACGCTTTGTCCTGTGGTTTTAATAAAGAAGTCCCGTTTCGTCATTACTGAAAACCAACTATCGGCTACATGTCGATTTGACATCAGTTCAAGACGGTGTTTCTGCATCACTGCAGGAATCCTATCCGAAGCTGACGACAAGTCAAAACAATAGGTGGGATGTCCACTACTTTCCTTGATAAGGGTTGAGAAACCTTTATCCTGGTCTTTAGTTGAATCCGTACTTATTGATTGCAGTGTCCTATACAAAGAGATTTGTATAGGCTTTAATGATAATTGACTCCAGTAATCTCCAATAGCAAAGATTCTTGTCTTACCAGCGGGTTCGGATGAAAATCCTAACCTACCAGTATGATAGTTTCCTTTGCTGATACTCGAAGAAGCCTGTTGCTCCATCCATGTAGTAATCCAATCTTGCCCTAGGGCATTATTGAGTTCCTTCAAAGATTTTGCTAAGACTTCGTCTTGCATCACGGCTATGGCGTCGAGGTGCGAACTAGCTACAGCGGGACCGTTAGGTCCTTTTGATAGTGTAGTTAACACTTTGGCCCATGGTTGTATTGGATCTGATAAAGATCCTAAGTACCACTCACGCTTACGCGTAAATTTGGTCAGAAATTTCTTAAACTTCTTAGATAGATCCCGAACGGATTTCTCAGTTTCCTGAGTCATCTCGTCAGTGATCGATTCTGTAGAAGAATAATTTATTTCTAATCGAATTTGTTCATAAGAACGGGCGATAGTTAGGGCAACTCTTTTGAGATTACGATCCCTTTTGATGAGTGGGCGTAAAGCCCACAAAGGTTTCGGAATCCCTTCAGAGTCTACTTTACAGAACGATAGAGGATGAGTTGGAATCTCCAACAGATAGTTACGCAGAAATGCATAGCAATCTTTGTAGAGTCCTAGTGTGTACTGTTTTCCATTATTCTTTATAGAATTATGGAGACCGGTTTCATACTTGATCCAAATGTCAGCAACCACTTCGGGTGATAGATTCTGTAAGTCTAGAGAAGCTAACATAGCTAATCTATTTTTACTCAATCTTATCATCTGTAGATGTTTGCCTGATAATTTGATCTGCTCTCCCGACAGGGAAATGCCGGTGCCACCAATCAGACAAAGGTGACCAAGTGAAACAGATACCCGGACAAGGGCGAAA